GATCCGGTTTCAGATCCAGCCGCCTGCTATTGCATCCGTCAGTCGGGCATCTATCCGGGACATCCATCAGGCCATATCCCTGCTCTATGATGTGAGTGTGCTTGAGATCGGGATCTTCCGATGCCCAAATGGGCACACTCACATCATAGAGCAGGGATATGGCCTGATGGATGTCCCGGATAGATGCCCGACTGACGGATGCAATAGCAGGCGGCTGGATCTGAAACCGGATCTGAGCAAGTTCATTGATGTTCAGCGGGCACGTATCCAGGAAAGCCCGGAAGGGTTAGCCGGAGGAGCACAACCCCGGACGATCGACATTGATATCAAAGACGATATCGCTGATGTCCTGAACGCCGGAGATAGAACTGTCATCACCGGAGTACTCAGAACTCATCAGAGGATGAAGTCCGGGCAGAGAGATACGCTCTTTGATATCTATCTTGACTGTAACAGCATCGAAACCCCGGACAAGGATCTCTCTGAGATAAACATCTCTGCAGAGGATGAAGACCGGATCCGGGAACTTGCAGCCGATCCAAACATCCACCTAAAGATCCGGGACTCAATAGCTCCGTCTATTTTCGGAGCCAAAGACATCAAAGAGGCGATCTCTCTTCAGCTCTTCGGCGGCCTGGGAAAAGAGATGCCCGATGGTTCAACCCTCAGAGGAGATATTCATGTATTACTCATCGGAGATCCGGGGATCGCTAAAAGTCAGTTCCTCCGATACATCACCAAGATAAGCCCCAGAGCCGTTTATACTACCGGACAGACTACCAGCGGGGCAGGACTGACGGCAACAGCCGTGAAAGACGAGTTCGGGGATGGACGGTGGACAGTAGAGGCCGGAGCTCTGGTAATGGCAGATATGGGTATGGCATCTGTAGACGAGATGGAAAAGTTACCCGTATCCGCTCAGTATGCCCTCCTGGAAGCGATGGAACAGCAAAGCGTAACTTGCACCAAGGCCGGGATGAATGTAACTTTACGGAGCCGCTGTGCTCTTCTGGGAGCAGCCAACCCGAAGTATGGGAGGTTCGATGCTATTATCCCCCTGGCTGAACAGTTCAACCTCCCGGCCCCGCTCCTCTCCCGGTTTGATCTGATCTTCCTCAGTACTGATGTCCCGGAAAAAGAGTTCGATGCAAAACTTGCTACTCACATCTGTGATAGCCACGAATACGGGGAAGCAGTGGCACAGAAGAAGAGCGGGAAACAGGGCAAAACCCCGGAAGCAAAACACATCACTCCTCCGATATCCCCCAAGGATCTCCGGCTCTATATCGCTCATTCCCGGAGAACCTGTTTCCCTAAGCTCACCAAGAAGGCAAAAGAAGCGATCATCGCGTTCTATGTTCAGATCCGGGGCCTATCATCCACATCACAGAAACCCGTGGGGATAACCGCCCGGCAGATGGAAGGACTGATCCGAATGGCAGAGGCATCAGCCCGGCAGAGGTTATCAGACGAAATAACCGAATGGGATGCAGAACGAGCGGTGAAAATAGCAGACAAATGTCTCAAAGAAGTAGCCTACGATGATCTGAACGGCTCCTATGATATTGACGGGATCGCTACCGGGATGAAAAAAGGAGTCCGGGATCTTGTGATCTCCATTTCTCAGACTGTGAAACTACTAACAACAGAAGACGGCCCGGCCAATGAAGATCAGGTGATAAAAATTATGGTTTCAAGAGGGTATGACGAGGATACAGTTCAGAAACGCATTCAGGCTTTGTTAAGAGAAGGAAAACTGATGAACCCAGAGAATGGGAAACTTCGGGCGGTGTACTAATGTCCCCCATCACTATCCCATTCCTCCGGCGTCCGTATCAGGACAACCGGTTGGTCCTGACAGTATCCGGGGAAACCCGGACGGCAGACATCCCGGACATTGAACAGATGCTATCTACTGACGGATACGCCAGGATGAAACCGGACGGGTATTTCCGACTCTCAAAGAGCGGCAACACCATATACGCAGAACTCCCGGATACCAAGATCCGGTTCCCGTATGGTGTGTTCATCGGGATGCTCCGGGCACAGGCCGGTGATGCAGTCGGATCGTATTGTGATGGAGTGACAGCATGAGACAATTCACCAAATACACAGACGATGAGAAAGAAGAAGTCCTCGCAGCCCTGGAAACCATCCGGGGCCAATGCCACAGTATCAGCAAGTCCCGGATCTGGTCAGAGATCGACTTACATCATGAGAAATACCCGGCACTCTCATCCAGAGCACCAAAGCGGGTTCTCTGCATCATCTCGTATGTGATGAACGAGCGGTATGAGATATTCGGGAATGATACCGGGAGACAGATACGGAACGCCGTCTGGGAACTGAACCGGCAGAAGGTGATGATATGAGCGAGGAACTGAAACCCTGTCCGTTCTGTGGTGGTTCTGCTTTTGAAATGGTAGATGAGGATAAAGGCGATGATTATGGTTTTGTTGCCTGTTCTGGTTGCCATGTAGAAACACCATACGGATATAAAGAATACCGCCGGGAAAAATGGAACCGCCGGGCTGAACCGGAAGAACTGCCGGAATGGTTGATAGATGAACTCATAAACGGATTAGTTCTTGCAAAGGACGATAAAACAGAGGGGTGGAACGACGCTTTAGAATGGGTTCTCTCGCTCAAGAAGGAGGCATCCGATTGAAACATTACGACCGCATCATCCCCCGATACCACGAGGATGAGATCACCGCCATCTGGACGAAAGCCGGAAGAGATCCGTTCTTCGGCTCGTATGTATTCGGCCATTCTCATTCCAGCACTATCAGCAAACTCAAGAACCGGGGATATATTGTCCCGGTATCAAAACCGCTCACCAGCCATTGCACCCAGACCTGGAAACTCGCAGACTATCTGGCTGATATTTGTATGAGCATACTTGGAAAACCCCCAGAGGGATACGAAATAGCATTAGCATCTGCAACAGAAGCCCGGCTGCAAAAAGCCCTCGACCAGCGGGCCGGATACAACCAGGACGCATACAAACGTGCGAGACAGTCAGAACAGGAGGCATATGCATGATAACCATAACCGCAGAAGAGATCGAGTATCTCTATGAAAACCTGTTTAATTCATTATCGGATCGAGAATGTGAGGTAATAGGAGTATTTAGACATCATGAAACCATCTCCCTGTATGAAGTGCAGGACATCACCCGGTGGTCATATTCGAAATGCCACCGGACCATGAAAGGACTGGAGCAGAAACATCTTCTTTCCTCTTACCTGAAACCGTCTGAAAAAAGCGGGTTAAAACGGATCTATTCGTTATCAAACCTCGGCAGATACCTGATTAAATCAGTCCTGGTCCCGGAGGTTGCATGAGTAAAGGACTCTCGGAGAACGGCCGGGCCTATCTCTTCCAGGCATATGAGAGATTCGGGTCAGAGAGATTCGATAAAGAGGATATTGATTTAGGTATCCGGAGAAATGCGGGATCACTTGTAATGGGTGGATACCTGAAACGGCATAAAGAGGGGAAGACCTATTCCCTCACCTCAAAAGGCCTGCACTATTACAGGCTGATGAGAAACCGTGGGCAGGAATGATCATCCAGTGGTTTGATATCGCCGGAGCAAAACCCCGTGCGTATCACTATGAAGAATATGAGACGGATAAGCAGCGGGCTAAACTCCTGAAGAGAGCCAAGGAAGACGCACAGAACAGCCCGGCAGCCCGGTTATGGGTGGTGGATGTTACCAGCAACGGAATAAGATCGTTTGCACTGGAGGAAGCATGAGATCCCATAACCCGGTGAAACCCGGCCTCGTAGATCCTGACGTCACCTGCCCGGAATGCGGGAGAGGACAAGTAGAACACATGGACGGGGGATCATGGAGGCTGAACCAACCCCGGCCTCATTACCTCTGTTATGCCTGCCTGCATGAGTTCCATATCCCGCTTCCACGAACCCCGGTTGTATACCGGCTCTGGGGTGCTGCATGACAGAAGAAATATTACCATGTCCGTTTTGTGGACAGATGCCGGTATGGGATAGACGGACAAACGGAGGGGGGGTGCTCGAATGTCGCCGGGGCTCTCATTATGTTGTTGTTCCGGGCCATGATCTTGAAAGTGCTATAAAAAACTGGAACAAAAGAGGCGATGAATGAAAGTTCGGGTCATGATAAACGGGAACACTCCCCCGATGAACCATTCCGGGATGCCGGGCAAGTTCCGGGACACGCTATACATGGGGAAGCGGTTTCACATTGAGATAACCGACCCGGAAGTCGAGCAGGCAATAGAAGAGGCATTAGACTACGGTTTCAAGCCGGAGATATGGATTGAAAAGATATGTCAGCAGTAATAGCACCATTCAATGAGTCAGTAGGAATAGTCAAAGTGAACGCCGGGTATACTGATGTATGTTCCGTGAACAGTGATGATCTCCGGCTCATGATAGAGAAACTGAAACCAGGGCAGGATATCAGACTGGCATATGTCCCTCATGAGGACGGCTCAAATGTTGCTCTGTTCAAGGCCAGGGATGCGGATTACTGGATCGGTATTGCTCCGGTTCGGCAGACTGCAAAAGGCCGTGTTCAGATGCTCATAGATCGGGTTCTCTGCCGGGGTGAGTGATGTCTGCAGCATCCAAATACCATAACCAACCGGTAACCGTGGATAATATCAGGTTTGCATCCCGGTCAGAGTCGATCAGGTATCAGGAACTCAAAGCACTTCAGCAGGCAAAAAAGATCCTGGGGTTTGAACTGCAGCCCCGGTATATCCTCCAGCCCGCTTTTCGCAAATGCCCTACCTGTTGCCATATACAGGCTCATGTTCCCGGATCACAGAAGAAACAGGATATCTATTGCCATGAGTGCGGAGAGAGAACCAGGCTCATCAATGCTATCGAATACGTGGCAGACTTCCGGGTGATATACCCAGACGGGACAGATAGGATCGAGGATGTAAAGGGTGCGAAAAACTACCAGACTGATATCTTCAAGCTGAAACAGAAGATCTTTGAAGCCCGATACCCGGATAAAACCATCGAGATCGTAGTTGTTCCCATCCCCCGTAGGAAGAAACCTGCACAGAAAGCCATGAACGAAAAGAGGCGGAAATGAAACCGTTCTGCATGTATCAGAAAGAACTGCACGGCTCTCATATCTGTTCCGAACAGGTGAACGAAAGATCCTGTGCCTATCCGGGCATTGGGTGCAAAGTCAAAGAGCAGACAAAGCAGAGGCTCTGGAAAGAACAGGGATACCAGCCGAGGAGAGAACCATGAAATACAAATGCCATAGATGCTTCGTAGCATTCGAGAACGAAAACGGAACCTGCCCTGCCTGCAACCAGGCCGACCAGGTCAAAGAGATGTGTGAGAAAGATCATTGCCACTGCAGCCACGATATAACGGAAGCCCTGGCATACTGCCCGGAATGTGGAGATGCCATGTGCCCGGTATGCGGATCGCATGACGTTTCACAGATCAGTAGAATAACCGGGTACATGGGCGACGTTTCTGGTTTCAACGCCGGAAAGCGGGCCGAACTCAAGGACCGTACGAGGTATACAATAAATTGAACGCCGAATGCCAAGGGGAAGCCTGCAGGTATTACCGGCATCACCAGGACACCTGGAGAATGAACCGGGAGACGGGGGAATTTATCCAGAACCCTAATACCTGGCATTGTCACGCAAAAGAGGCACAAGAACATTACAAACCCAATAAAAAGACCGGGGGGGTTCCTATCGGTAAAGTCTGTTGGACCTGTAAGGGTGCATGGTATCAGCCGAAATGAGCGGCGAATGGGATGTTGCAGGTAGTATCATTATCAGAACACGGAAGAGCGGTAAAAGATACGCAATAGAGGCAAGCATGGATGAGATCCTGATGGATGTAGGACTATATGCGGAAGGAAAGTACGGAAAGGGTATCGAGGTAAGAATATCATCACCCGTAGTCAGCCAGACAGTAGCAAACTGGATGAAACCATGAAAGGCATATGGGGCAAAGCAAAAACCTGTAAGACGGTACACTACTATCTACCTGGATCACAGACATCAATCTGTGGCCGGGTCAACAGACGGGAATATAGAGTCAACGGTGAATGGTCAGAAGATGATCCCAGAACCTGTAAACACTGCCTTGAACAGCTTAAAACCCTCCGGTCAGGATTCATCCCCGAACCAGTAGAAGCATAATTATTCTCATACATTTCTCTTCTCGTTTCTTCTCTTACTTGCACGTATCTCCTCAATCTTCCAAC